CGTAGCCAAGAGTTCTATTGATTTGAGGGTTTTGGGAAATTTGGTTAAGTTCTGCTTTGTCGTCTGGTAAAACTCCGAAGGCTTCCCAAGGAACTCTCTTTAGATTTGGGTCAGACCAAGCTGTTGAGCAGCAATATTGAGAAATATCATACTTGCCAGTCCTGTATAAATAAGAAAGAAGAGCTTTGGCATTTCTGCCAAAGCCCGTCTTCGCTAAAGGACTATCAGTTTGAAATAAAACTTTTAACTTTTTACCAGTCGTCTTCATCAAAATCTTCTGTAACGTCAGCTTCCTGCTGTGGAGCTTCCTTTATAGTAGATTTTGAAGCTTGTTTTTCTACTTTTTTTGTATAATTTTTATTATTACCAAAAGAGTTAGATCCATTAAAAGATTCATTAATAGCTTTATCCAAATAAATCGCAAGCATCTCAGCTTCGCCATGATCAAACATCACGTAAAAAGAAGCACTTTGAGTACTATCTTCAGAATCTTCTTTATTGATTGAAAAGCTGTATCCAATATGCTTTTTAACATTTTCCTTATCAAAAACAGATTTAAACGAGATCTTTAGAATCTGCTTTGGGGATCTGTGGTAAGCGGAAAACTCGGTCTTTCTGCGAACTGCCGAAATAATAGAAGCGCATTCAATATGCGAAAGCTTAGAAATGACCCTTGCCATTGGGTTGTCCTTGTTGGCAGAGAAAGTTCCATTGCGGGTCTTTTCGTTCCAACCGCTTTGCTTTAGCATCGAGGTTTGAACCGTTCCATCTTCGTTTACCCAGAAGGAACATGCGTGTCCGGTATTTTTCTTGTTAGGCTTGTAATATTGTAGATTCTTCATATGCTGATACTATACCTTTCTATTTCGTATTTGTCAATTTTTTAAGTCAGAAAGTTTTGTGTAGACTTTGCTACTTTGAATTGCGAACATATCTGCAAATACCATATTATCTTCCTGCTTCGTTCCTTTAATGATCACGATATCGCCTTCTTTTGGCTTTTTATCTCCATTCGCTTCCTTGCTTGAATCTAGCGAGTTATTAAAGATCATGACATTAACAAACCCAAATTCGTCGCTCAACTGAAACTTTAAATACCTATTTCCATTTGCGCTAACTGATTCTATAGGCTTTTCTTGAACGTGTCCTATAAATTTAACTCGCTGCCCTTTTGGATAAGCCAAAGTTTCAGAAGAGTAAACCAAATCACTTGTTTTCTGATCAAAAATATTTTTTAAACTTTTATTGTAAGTATATCCAAGCAAATGATTTTCGTAAAACCAATTCGCAAAAGACTCAGACTTTTTATTTTGTTGATAGATGGCTTTGTATGGTTCGCAACGCTTTTTGATTGTTTCCATACGACTGTCTTTGATCAGTTTCTGGCCTTTTTCATTAACTTTTTCATTCAAGGCTCTTATTGTTGAGACTAAGTCATAATCAACACTTTCGCAAACGTTCATGCAAAGAGACTTTTCTTTTTTTGTTAGTCGATTCCAAAGTTGGGCTTCATAAACAATTTTAGCTCTAGATTGTTTAAACCCTTCTAAGGCTCCAGCTTGGATGAGGGCAGCGACAGTTCCGATTGTTAATCCAGCTTCTTTGGCTGATTCAAAAGCTTCAAATTTATTGGCGTGTTCGTTTTTAAAATTTGCCAGCTTTTCCATTGTCTTTTCTGAAACACCTTTGATTGAAAGCAATCCAAATCGGATATTATCACCTTCAATTGAAAAATCCATTTCGGACTTGTTCAAATGTGGGCCGAGAAGTTGGATGTTGAATCTCCACAACTCTTTATGTATTTTAGAAATTTCAAGAATTGGATCTGGCTCATGCCGACTCATTCTTAGCAAAGCCAAAAAGAATTGTTTTGGATACTTGAATTTTAGATAAATAGTACAAGCGCAAAGAGCAGCGTAAGCTATTGAATGAGATTTATTAAAAGAGTAATTCGCAGAATCTTCTAGAATTTTCCACAAGATGTCTCCAATTTCTTCATCAAGATTGTTTTCACGAATTTTCTGATGAATTTTTTCCTCCCACTCTTTTGCTTGATCAAGCTTCTTCTTACCTACAATTCTTCTTAGAATTTCTGCTTCATCAAGAGTAAACCCAATTTTATGAGCCATTTGCATCAACTGCTCTTGATACAAAGCTACACCGCCAGTCTTACTTAGAATGTCATCAAAGAAAGGGTGAATAGGTTCATAATCTCCATGATTTGAAAACTTAGAGTACTGGTCAGTAAAGTCCATAGCTCCCGGTCTTGCCAAAGCAAGAACAGCACTAAGCTCTTCTAAATTCTTAGGCTTTACTTTGGAGCATACCTTGGAAGCCATGTCTGCTTCAATTTGGAAAAGGCCGTGAAAAGATTTAATATCTTGTAGATTTTGATAAATCTCTGGATCATTGATATCAATGTCAGAGGGCTTGATTCCGATAAGCTCACAAGCTTTATCTACAACAGACACTCCTCTCAATCCAAGAACATCCAGTTTGACATTAAATACAGAAATCCAATTCATATCAAAGCTGGAAACCGTATTTTTGTCGCTAGAAAGCTCCGTTGGACAGCTTTCATCTAGTGATCCATGACTAATAGCAATTGCAGAAGGGTGAACACCTTTATTTTTGATTAGGTTTCTAAGCTTCAGAGAGATGTTAAATACTCGTTCGTTTTCTCCGCACCACTGATCAAACTCTGAAGATTCGCCACGGGCATCTTGAATATCAGACACTTTTCCAAAAACCTTTGGAATCATGGCTGTAACACGATTCATTTCAGACTCTTGTTTTTCGCCAGCAACCTTGCCAACTTCTTTCATTAGCAGCTTGCCAGAAAGAGTATTGAATGTGAGAATTTTAGAGGTTTTGCCGAAATACTCTTCGTCCAAGTATTTTAAAACTTTTTGTCGATTGTAATAACAAACATCAATATCAACGTCGCACATCAATGAGCCGTCAAGATAGGTGATTCCATCTACCTCCTTCTTCTTGGCTCTAATCTTAGAAACAAAACGTTCGAAATATAAATCATACTTAACAGGATCAATGCCAGTGCAACCCGTAAGATAAAGCACAACGCTACCAGCAGCGGAACCACGACCAAGTCCTGTAGGTATTTCATTTTTCTTGCAAAAGTTGATGACTTGCCACACCAAGAGAATATAGTCAATAAAACCTAATTCCTTCAATGTCTCAAGTTCGTATTTTATTCTTTGATCATATTTATTTTTATCTTCACTCTTGTTTAATCCAAGATTATTATAACCAATCTTACAAAGCTGGCGAAGAATTTGATAATTGTCGCCTTTGTATTCAAGAAGATCTAGCCTCTTTAGATCTTCATCTTTTACTTCAATATCTGGAAGTCTTACGCCATGAAGGTCAAGCTTGATGCCTTTGAACTTCTTTTTAAACTGTTCTGTAAAATCGTTGATCATAGTTCAATCTGCCACTTTAGCTTGTTCCAAACTGCCACATTAAGCTTCAAATCTTCCAATGCATCATGCAGTCTTTTTTCATCAAAGTCAATCCCAAATTCTTTGCCAAGAAGGGCTAGTCTTGATTTAATTTTAGCGTTTTTCGTGTGGTAGATTCTATACTGATACTCTGTAATATCATCTTCTTGTTGGAACGGAATATTCATTTTAATTCCTCTAGCAATTGTATTTGTGTCGAGAACCTTTCTTGTTATCCATTTCCAGTCTTTATTAAAAAATTTATAATATCCACGAAGCAGATAAAGATCGAAACCAAATACATTGTGACCAACAATATAGTCTGACTCTTGTAGCCATTCATCTACCATTGGAAAGCTTTTTTCTGCTGTAATAGCTTTTTTGTCAAAAGCTTTTTGATTGAAATTGGTTATTCTTGCAGCACCTTCTCCAATTTTAAGATCAGTATCAGTCCATTTGATAAAAATATCTCGCTGATCAATCATCTTGCCGCCGACAGTTTTAATCATAGAGATTTGCCAAGGACGATTGCAAGTAAAGTTTAGGTTGAGATTAAAAGTCTCACAGTCAATAAAAGTAAGAACTTTTGATTCGTCGTATCTTAGTAAGTGTGAATCCATATTAAAATCCAAAAACGTCTTTATCTTCAACTAACGTTTCGTCTAATTGTGAGATGGGCAAATTATACATATCAACTAAAGTAGTAAAATCATTTGAGCTATCTGTGCGGCCCTTTTTCCAAAGCTCTGCCGTTTCCCAAAACTTGTCATAAGAAATATCGCCGCAATACCAAACATTAATTAGCCCTGAGTACTGCTTGCCACCTTTTCTTTGTAAACCTTCTGCTGGCTTGCCATAGTAACCACTTTTTTTAAATTCTAAACTTATAAAAGCGTATCTATCAGGTTTTTGGTGATTGCTGGTTTTCGCTATAGATACATCGTAGTGGTTTTTGGGAGCAATTATTCGCCTTTTTGTTTTTACTTCAATGGTTTTGCCGTCGTATTTAATGTCGTGATTATATTTATCACTAGGGGTTTTAACATTTAAATATTTAGCCAACGCTAATTCGCCAACCCTGCCAGCAGCATTTCCTTTACCACTTGTTATAGAATTGTTTAAAGACCCAAGTTCTTTGGCCCATTCTTTGGCTTCGTTTATCATTTCTTGCGTATGTGGTAATATAGTCATTTTACGCTTCTTGTTTTTCTTTCCAACTTTCAAAACTAAATTCGTCACTACACATGTGATCAAGGTTAGGTTTTTCTAGAGAAGTTCTTTTGTTAATAGCCCTAAACGTCATGTAAGCATCAAAGTCTTTGCGATTCTTGTAGTAACAAGTTTTAACTCTGATTAAGTCTTTTGGCGTATCGTTTAGATTGTACTCTATAACCTTCTCCGCAATAATGTCATCAAACGGAAGGTCGTTATCTTCAAGCATAAAGATCGGGTTTATATTTCCAAACTCTGGAACACATTTTTTATTTTGAAGAACGTTAGCATGAATAAATGAGTCATAAAATGGAATGCAGAAAATCAATTCTCGACAATTTTCATAAGCTTCCCTCAAGTGCTTCAGGTCGATTCTTGGAACATGATAAAATCCTTGCTTTGTAGCAATGTCATTGATCTTGATGAGTTGTCGATAGCACTTCTCATTTGGAGCAAAGATTATAATTTTATGCTCAGTTAAAATGCTTTCTGGAGATTTGCCGTTAATATCTTCACATACCGTTAGTCTAAGACCAAAGTTGAGATTGATACCATGTTCAGAAAGATTAGTGTATGCCTCAAGAAGCCCAGACATGTTATCTTCCACCAAAAAAACCTCTTTAAGACCGTGATCTAAAGCAATATCTACTATAGAGTCTGGCTGACTATCATCTCTACTAGACAGAGGAGTAGAAGATTTAAGCGTTAGAATGCTTTTGCCTACGCTGTAATGGCTTTTAAAAAGCGGAACCATAGGTAAACTTTACTTCTAATGTTAGCTTTTGTCAAGTAATTTTTTTACTCTTTTTGCCGCTGATTCAGAGTCAAAAAAACAATAATGTTCAAAGTACCAATAAAGAAAAAGCTTTACGGAGTTTGAGTTGTACCAATCTAATTTTAAAGCTCTTTTCATGTCGCACAAGTGTCGAAGGTCGTAGCTTACCCAATGATATTCTGGATAGCTCCAGCAAATTACTGGTTTGTCGTGAAAAAGGGCTTCAAAACCAGCACCGCTATTGGCAAGAACAACACAGTAACTGTTTTTAATTAATTCATGTGAAGAGTATTTTCCGCGAATCACTTTGACTCTTGGATTGTCGTTAAAAATTGATACTCTACAATATGGATGACCTTTAACGATTATGTTTTTGTTTGAACAGGAAAGTATTTCATCTACAATTCCGTTTATACGAGTAGTGTAATCCCCAAAATCATGCCTTTTTACTGAGTAGTCAGCCTCGCACTGGGCCATGACTAAGACGTAATCTTTTTCTTCTGTATCAATTGGAGACAAGACTTTCCCCCACTTTGAATCTCCAGAATCAATCCAGCTTTTAACTTTAGTGTTTATAAAGTTCTGGGCATCTTTTAATTTGCATTGCAAAAATGGGGGTCTGTGATAGGTTGCGGTCGTGTAGCTTCCGTATCCCATTGGATCTAAAGTCACATAATCTTCTGTAGGTATTGTTGGTTTAAAGTACCAATTGTATTTTCCTTTTTCTGCGTAATTATAAGAGTTGTCTGCATGATTATAAATAGTTATGTCATATTTAACATCTTCGCAAAAATCTAAAGCATTATTTAAATA